GACGCATTGAGGACGCAGCAACTTCATAGTTCATAAGATAACTCCTGTTGTTGAATTGGAAAGCACTTGTTTAAAAATGATTTAGTTTCTACCGCCCATGTTATGTATTCTTCTTTTGTCTGTACTTCAATAAACGTACGGATTACTTGGATAATTCCTTGCCTAAAAGCCCTATAACCGTCTGAATCATATGTTCTTTTTATTTCTCTTTTTTCTAGCTTGCCCGTGGTCCAATAAAGTACTGCCTGGACGTAATCATGGATTTGTTTATTTTCTGCTCCTTGTTCTACCATGACCTTTAAGACCGTCATCTGATATATAATGCCGTCCCTTTGAACACGCGCAAGTTTATGCATACTGTGCCCCTGCTATTGAGATGGACGCTTTTGTTATTTCGAAAGCATTAAAAACGGCCTCTAGCCTGGATTTCCGGATCATTGAATTTCCAAAGCTCCGCAGGCTGTAGCTTAGTGGATCCCTTATCAAATCTTTGAATTGCTTTAATATACTTCTTACTGGGGCGCGCAACGCTCTCCGGTACAAGGCGAAAAAAACCTTGTACGGCAAGCTGATCATTATAATCCTCCTCAGCAATTGTTTTGGCATCCTCGTCTGCCCTAGACTTAGCTTCAGCCTCTTTTCTTGCAACATCGTCAATTTTGTTTTGTTCTGGAGTTGATTTACTGCTGTTTGGATCGGCCGTACTCCCAGGTTTCTTGATATCCTCGTTCGCCATATTTTGCCTAGCTCCTTATCGTTGTTTGAATTGTATGATTTTGTTACATATTTACCGACATATCGAATCATTGCTAAAAATGGTTTTGGGAGTAATTGAGTATAGAAGAATCCCTCTTTTTGTTTATTTTGTACAACTGGCCACCGCCAACCTTTGTTTCCATAACTATCAAATTCTGAGAAGCGAACGGCTATAGGTTTAGAAAAGCCCTGATACCAGAATTGTTTGAGTGTATTAATATCCCGATTATAAGGCTCCACAGTGCCAAAGTTAGGATCAGAGCAATCATCGGGTAAGGATTTAAAGAGGTGAAGAACGTGGATATGTAACCGGCCATGTTTTGAACCTTTTTCCACCACAGCAAAATATGAATGATAATCGTTACCCTTTTTGACTTCTGCCCTTGCTTTCCGATACGATCCAAATGCAGAGCGCGCGAAATACCTATCAATATCGCGGATATAATTTTGCCACACATTTATTTTTGTCCTTTCATTTGGAAATACCTGTTCTAGGTTTTCCGGAGCCACTGTTAGCGTATTAAATACCAGGAACCACCCTTCTTTTGTCCTCTGTTCAATTTCAAGACCTAAGCGACGCAAAATTTCTGATTTTCTTCCTTGGATCGACGCTTCTTTAAGCATTTCAATAACTTTACTCAAAAGTTGCTCTTTTTCGTCCGACATTAAGCGACTTACATACTTTGCTTTGTTGTACGACCCCAATAATTTTGCTATATGTTCGCTAGTTCTTTGTGGATAACACCTCCACGCCTCTTTAACGGCATTGTAGGTGTTGTGTATAACGCTATTATTATCTAGTTGGTATATAAGAGCGTTTAATTTAAGAATTTCTTGATCCACGGCCTCTTTTATGCCGGGATCTTGAGTTGTGAGATTTGTGAATTGAGAGATTATTCGATTTATTCGCCCGTTAATTGTATACCGAAGCCTAGCTTCTTTGTTTACTTGGGCGAATGATGAAATGGGGAGCTCTAAGGAGAGCTTCATTTTATTTTTATTATTTGAACCTACGTGGTTTTGAACCACGATTATAGGTTGTTTGTTCGGCCATTTGACGGATGTTACTTTTAAGATTCGCAGTAACAGAGTCAAATTTGCCGAGTTTGTCTCCTAGGAAGGAGCCAGTTTTATCTATGATTTTATTGAAGCCTTGAGAGGCTAGACCAAGTACGTTTTCACGTGGAACTTGGTTTTTGATTTTTTCGCCTTCTGCCTCCGTTTTTTTAATTTGAGAAGGCAGAATTTGCGAATGTTGTTGAGTTTGAGTGTCCCAGGGGTCCACTTGTTTAGATTGTCTGTTAAGTAAATTTAGGCCCTGGAGGGCCGCCTTGGGGCTTACAGCCCCAAGGGATGTAATAATATGAGCGCGGTTAGTTTGATCCGCGACCTGCGATTGATTATCAAGAGTTTGAGTTTGTAATGCCGAACGATTAAATAATTCTCGTTCTTGCATTTTCACTTGATGTTTTACGGAGTTTTCTCCGGATTGAATAGCTCCCATAGGGGAGGAGGCTCCTAGTTGCTCCCAGGGAGTAGTACCTGGGTAAGCAGTATCTAGGAAGCCTTTATAGTCTGCACCGACTTCAGTACCGGTGCGAGTTTGAGGTGTAGGAACACCAGTTACTTTTGAATTTATAAGTCCAGGGATTAAGTTTTTGGCAAAGTTGCCAATCCCCTGGAAGATTTTACCTAACATTACCGTGAGGGTCTAAAGACCCCAAGTTCTGAAGAATATTTGCGCATAGCCAAAGACGCTTGAAGGTCATGGGTAATAATACCTGCGCCAATTGGATTATCAATATAAAAACCGAAACAGTATACATACCCACCAGATAAGCCAACGGAAAATACTTCAGTCTCAACAGAGACGTTCATTTTTCCTGTTGTACCTGGAGCTTGGTTGCTATGACTTTTTACCGGCAATAACATATAAGCAGCCAAATCGTTATTCGCACCGGCTTTACTAGAAACAACAGTATTATTTGTCGCCTTACGCCCGAAGAAGAAACTGCACGTAGGATATGCACTGGCACTTGCGGAATGAATGTCTTGAACATTACCGCTTACTTGAAAAATAAGATTCCCTTTTTCGTTTTCCGGACTCAAGAACACGCCAAAAGCAAGGCGTGTCGTAACAGCTTGATTCCGAGTCGGTATCGTTATATTCATAGCATCGTAATCGTCACGAACGGTTGCCGTATACGCATAAGGTTGCACCGTCGTATTAGGTGTGGTCGTACCTATTAAAGCAAGCTCAGCCGTTGTAAAACTTACAAAAGCAGGATTTAAATATAGACTTTTGCTGCCAATGAAATTCGGTCTTAGCATTAATTTGTCCCCGCGAATATAGACGATTCGGCCGGCGGAATATATCTATCTGCCGTTACAGACACGAATGACTGAGAGTTCCAGTGTTTAAGCATGGTTGACGCGAACATACCGTCATACATCGTATGCGTTAAATATACGACCGCATTACGGCTTGACGGCGTAAAGTTTAAGAATGGATGACCCGCTGCGTTTGTATAGTCATCATGCATCATATGGGGCTGTTCACGATACCACTGAGCGAATGGAGTTGTTCCGATAGACGCTCCTGTATGGCCTACGAAAATATCGCTATTTTGAAGATCAATCGGCCCGTTTCTACGGATAACATCCGGATCACCCGCGATGACTTTATAAGTCGGTTCGGCGTGAGTAACTAAGTAATGGCTTTCGTCCTCATGGATCGGGGGGATACGAACAAGCATCATCAGCCACAGCGAGCCATGTTCCGGGAAGAACTTTTTCGGGATATACATTTTGGCAATCGTCTGCGCTTTACCCGCGTACGTGCCAAGAGTTGCGTCGTCTGTTCCGTCGACGTCATACCCTGATAGCCATTGACGGGTATGCATAACAAGCTCAGGGCGCTGATCTGCGTCAATATTGACAGTTGTACCCCATGAGTAATTAAGAATGTCCTGATACCGTACCGAGAACCAGTCTCTTGCCTGTTCTGTTTTTAAGCGTCCCTGAAGATCTGCGAATTGGTATAGATCGACTTCACCAGATGAGAGGGGAAGCCTATAGTCTCCGGTTCCCACCGTAGTAAGAGGAGCAGCGTTCCAAATACGTTTGAGTTGGGCGCAGGGCAGACCGTAAGCTAAGTTGGAATTTCCTTGGGATAAACCCTCAAGATATGATTCAGAAAGAATACCTGCCACATCAGAAGGATCCCGGAAATACCGGTTCCAGATCTGCATATAGCCCTTCGTTAGCCATGTCGGGATTGGGACATTAAGACCAACAGCAAGACCGCAGCACTGTATGCGCGCATCTGTTTGAGGTGTAACGGTTCCGAGTGTAGTCGCCTCATCATAACCAGTCGTCAGATATGTTGCCCAAGAGGAATAAATATGTCTGTAAGGTATATAGAATGCGTATAAATCAACAACCGCATCAACATAAAGATTTCTGCGAAGTGGTGATAAGCGAACGACAGCGGAAAGGTCAATTTCCATGCTGTCGCCCGCCACCACGGGGATAAGAGAGAGAGTTTGCAATCCCCCGATAGAGCCGGTTTTCATAGACCAATGGGATAGGTCATACCGGACACGCTCGTTTTGATTGTTTGGCATCACTCCAATATCCTGTTTTTGCATTTAAGCTCTAAAGCCTCCGACGAAGTGAATGCGACGACCTTTTCGTTTAGACCCACGGGAAGTATAAGAACTAGGCATTTGGAACCTCGATCAGAGAAGGCTCAGTTAATTTATCGACTGGAATAATGACAGGACCTCTAAGCTCATACCGATACTGGTTGCCTTCAGGAGTTGTCCCAACAAGGACTGGCGTTGTAAATACGATGCAGGTGTAGTCAATACCGCCGATTGTGAATTTAGGACAGATCGTAACGGCCTCTGAAATATTTGCCTTGGCCGTATCTTTAATCTCGACTTTTTGGTTGGCTTCTGCAAGTTTGTCCATACGTTTAATTTATTCCTTTTTTTATAAATGTCAAGTTTTTTTAGGTTACCCCTAAAATAGATTTTAAGACAAGGTTAATTTCGACAAATCTTTGAGGAAAGATTGTCGCTAGAACTGTCAAAAGACTTTGAGCAATAATGATCCAGGTTCTGCGAGATTTCAAGATATCCGATGTGGGCATCTTAGCCCTCCTTAGTTGGTTTTGCACCCATTGACATGGCCTTATCTAAGCATACCTGAGTGTTTTTTTCAAACAAGGCCCTGGCCGAGGTTCTTTGGTTACTGAATAGCTGAATAACTAGAGCAAACAACCTTTCTGGTGTAACAGATTCTGATTTAGCTTGCCGGCCCATTTCTTCGGCCGGTTTGGCTTCCCGTGCAGCAAAGACACACGCCCCGTGAACATTTACCGGGGATATGAATAGAGCGATTGCTGCAGCTGCGTACTCCGCGGGCAGATCGAAGCGCGGTAGGCCCATAGCATCGACACTGGCGTTCATCATGGTATTCAATACCGAAGTCATACGGTTTCTGTCTGTTGATAACCACGGCTCATCTCCTACGAATCTGTCAAAGTCTGCACGTGCCACGCCTAGACCATCCAGGAACCCTTTTCGACCAATGTTTGCTAAAAGACGCATTGAGGACGCAGCAACTTCATAGTTCATAAGATAACTCCTGTTGTTGAATTGGAAAGCACTTGTTTAAAAATGATTTAGTTTCTACCGCCCATGTTATGTATTCTTCTTTTGTCT